TTGTATACAGGATTCGTTGGTACGGGTGGTACTGCTGGGGTAGGTCGTGTAACTATCAGTGCGGATACGCCAGGTACTTACACGGTTCTTGTTTCGAACGGTGATGGTTCGAATGCGGAGTTTGCTAAGTATCGGCAGTATACGTACCTTGCAGCAGGTACGGCTCTGTACAAGGATGACGGTACCAACACCACAGAGTGGATTAAGCAGGTTCCCCCAAAGCCTACGGTTACACTGAATACCGCGACGAACTATAATATCATCACTGGTAGTTCTACCCTTACGATCTTGGAGGGTACAAATACCCTAGGTACGAACGGTACGAATACCTGTACCGCTAACTCGCTAGGTCGAAGTACGATGCTATTGAAGAGTACCATCAATCTAGGAACCGGAGCAGATGGCGCGGTTATCGGGACGAATGGAATTGTATATACTCAGGTGGGATTCTCTGATCCTACGAATATCTACCGAATCTCGGTGGACTTTGCTACTGATACAGTTACCTTAGGAACCACTACAGCTACCCAAACGGTTACGAATGGTACTACCACCACCACCATCAACCCGGTTACTATCGCTATCACAACCGGATTCCAAAACTTTTGGCACGGCGAATACCTTCCCAATATCGGACGGTCTATTATTCCTTCCTATCCTTCTGCTGATACCATCACCGGGGCGGCGCAACAGAACGGACTTGGAACTGCAATTAGCAACGCTCAAGTTTCTCAGGTTCAGTCTCTCATTAACGCAGATCAGCAGTTAACTCAGCTTAATATTACCTTTTCCGGTAACACTCCATCCTCGGTGGCCATTCCTATTGCGAACTTTAACTTCGTTGGCACGTGGACAGCCTCGGGCACGCATACAGATGCATGGCAAGGGTTGACAGCAGTACGAGTCACGGTGGAATCCTACGTCCCCACGCAGACTACACTACTGTGTGGTCTATACGAACAAGGGGATGCTAACTACTGTCTTACCGACATGAATGTCGGTTACACGTACTACCAGACCTGGGCGGAGTTGGATACGAATGGAAACTTCCTTGGGGAGTCCGCCGCATCTCCATCTGCAGGTCCGTTTAAGTGTGTCAACGCTGACTTTACGGTTGTGTGTACTGGTACTACGACAGGTTCCCAAGCGGGGATAACTCATATCATTACTTACCGGCAAGGTGGATATTGCCAAACTCCCTACGCAGTCGGGACGACCTCATACGGTACGATGACACTAACAGATACAACGGGAGACATTCAAGCTCTACTCGATGATACCCCGATGGTCATCAATGTACGAGGTCGTAATTATCCCGGCGGATTCGGTTATTGGAACATCATGGCGAATGAGGCGTTCTACGACCGGATCTACCTCGCCAACACGAATACGTTGATGTGGTCGGAGATTGGCCGACCGGATCAATTCATCATCACCAACACTGCTCTTGTTACTACCGATCCAGGGGATGCTATTGCGGGACTCGTGGTATGGCCGCCGGGTCTTATCATCATAAACTGGCGAAGTGTGTATGAGATGACCGGGACGGTGTTCGAGGGACCAACGGCAGACTTCGTCATCCAGAAGGCTGCCCCGAAACGAGGTTCGGTTGCACCGGGTACGATCATCAAAACTCCGCATGGGATACCACTCGTGAATTATGATGGTATCACTATGTATATTCCCGGTTCCGGGGTGGATGTTCCCATCCCATGGATCAACGCACAGATTGGAGATGCATGGCGTGGGTTTGGGACTTTTGATCCTGCCGCTCTCGCGGGTAATCGAGTACCGGCCATCAATGGCCATCTCTTCCAAGCATTCGCTGCATACGCGGAAGGTAAGTTATATCTAACCGTTGCAACAGGGGATAGTCCTACTCCGAATACCGTATTCGTAATGGACTTCTACACGGAGAAGTGTTGGTGGTATCAGTATCAAACTCCGACATTCGGATCACAACCCATTAACAGCCTACTGTGGGATTTTGAAAATAACAACATCTTCGCTGGTGGTACGGATGGATTATATCAGATAGAGACTGAGATTACCGAAGGTACGGCTGGGAACTACCCACCTTGGAGTTTTCAAACCAAAGAATGGTCCGTAGCGAATGATACTCTGGTGGAGAACTTCGCCATTGAATACGTAGGCGGTCCGTTTCAGGTTACAGCCGTCTATGATGGCACAGCGACGATTACCATTGGCACATGTAGTAGCCAGAACAAAACTTGGAATCACTTCCCACTGAATGGGTTGGTTAATAATAGTTTATCTTTCCAACTCCAACAACTTACGGGAACGGCTACGGGTACGTTTAGTTCGTACGGGGCACATACCGCTGTATACAACATCACCTGGGACTCCATAGAGCAGCCCCAGAAAGTACACTTCTTCCAAACGGATTACGATGATAACCATTATCCCGGTGACAAACTTTGGGATGTGGAGTTTCATGATGTAGGATTTCTCCAGGCCAACGAAGCCGTCAACCAGGCAACGGGAACGGCGACGATTACCACCACTACAACAGGTACCGCAACAACTACCGTTGTTGGTACGGAGACTATCTCCGCTACTGGCACGGTCACTGCTGTTACCTTTATTGATGGTGTAGCCGTCATGACAAACACCATGATCGGCACCGGCACTCCTAGCGCAGGCCGAAACATCTTCACGTTCTCGTTTCCTGCGGAGACCTACGGAGAGATTGCCTACACTACGTACACAACTAGTCAACCCACGGGTACGGCCACGGCCTCTACGATGGGTCTGTTCAAGCTTTGGGATCATCGTTACCAGGCCCGGAACGAACCACCGAAGACTACGGTGTGGCGTACGACTATTGAATCGCTGGACGAAGCCATCTGTGATGCTTTCGATTCGGATATCAATCCGAATGGTACCGTTCTGGCGACTGCGTTCGTGGATAACACCCCACTGATGACCGCGACGATTACCTCCACGTCTCCTGGTGAGCAATACAACCGGCAGTCGTATACGAACAAACTCCCCGTGGAAGTCTACGGGCGAACCCTGTACGTACTCTACAATGGCTCCGGGGGGAACTGGTTCAAACACTACAACACCATGTTCCATCGCCGACCCGAACCCGACAGGTGGACAAACTATGTATCCGACCGACGAAGCACTCAAGAGCAACACTTCGATGCCCATGAAGTTGATGTCAACCCTCTCGGTAACACCGTTCTCGGCACGGCCCTTATTGACGGGATCGCCTATGGGACTTTTACCTACACTGGCACGTTACGAGAACGGTTTGTTAATGCCTTCCCAGCCAACACTTATGGCAAGACCACGTGGACCCAGTTCTCTGTCTCCACCGCCACTGATACCAACCTTAACCCTCGTGGAGGACGATTCAAATACTTCTCCGACCACTTCATTGGAACTCTTGAACCCGACCGGCTGACGTTCGTTCAGAAGATCTTCCCGCCGTTCCCGTCGGAGCACTACATCAAAACCTGGATTGCCGAACTGAACCCACTGGGTGTATGTACTGGTACACTAATGGCTGATGGAACTGCGATTACTACAAACACCTTTGCAGGCACTATTCGTGAGACTTACAATGTCGGGCTGGAACTTCTAACCGGAGCGGCTCAGGCCCTTATCGGAACCGCCACTGCCATAGAGATTCGATACACAGGAAGCGGCTCTCCGGGTCTATTCAAACACTATCGTTCGGATGTTGAATCCGATCCGAAGCCTTTCGGCAAGCTCACCTGGGGTCGTCAGTACGAGAAGTCCGGTGGAATCTCCCAGATTGACATGGCCCGGTTTTGGGCCGTGGATGTGGAACTTCCTCCGGGTAACACCGTCACTCTGATGACCAGCATTTGGGACATCGACGGTCTTCCTGGCTTCTCCACGAACACCATGACTCTCACCGGCTCGGGCCGCGTGTACATTGATCGCATACCATTCCCGCCTGGTGGCCGTGGCCGTCTTTTCCAACAGAAGATTACCTTCTCCAGCCCCGCCAAGGTTTGGCGTAGCACACTTGATGAAGAACAAATCGGAGCGAAGGGTGTTACTCGGAAGACTCTCGAAGCTACACCTATCGAGTCCTACTACGCGAAGTCGCAGTTCTCGAATAACGTCTAATGGCCAAGTACGTACCAATCGCCATCCAACCTGGCCGTCCGGAGGACGAACGCCGACAGGTTTCGCAACGGCTGAACTCTATTGGGCAGAAGCTTGCCCAGTCGGATCACCGTACCGCCGACATGCACATGGGTGGGAATCGTGTTACGGAAGTAGCGGACCCCGGCAATCCGACCGATGCGGTAAATCTTCGGTACTTGAAAAAGAAGCTGGACGACATCGGGAACACCCAGCAGTTCCGACAAAAGCGGGTTCCGTACTCCATCGTATTCTCCAACCTCGGAGCACTCGTGGCCGGTCAACTCTCTGCACCGTATATTATGATGCCAGGCAAAGCCGGTTCACCGAACTATGTTCTCGCGGCTACCATCCCAACCGGTGTCGGAGCCAATACATGCCAACTCCAAATCGCTCAGAATGGAACGAATATTCTCTCAGCGGACCTGATTATCCCCGCCGGTTCGCAAGGCCCGATTACCGTAACCAACTTCAACGCGGGGGTAATATTTAACGTTGGGGATCTGATAACCCCTGTTGTAAACGCCGCAGGCGGCTTCGCCTACGTAACAATCCAGGTGGAGGTAATGCCCAGTGGCAATTAGATTCATCGAATCCGTCGGACACTATGGAACTGCGGGAGTTGGAATTATTACCGAGGTGGAACGTAAGTGGACGAACGTGTCTCTCGCTGGATATGAAGGTACCGGCGGTCGTCGGAACGCCGCCTACTTTCAGTTTGGTGGAAACCTACTGAAGACCCTCACCCACCAGACCCGATACATCCAAGGCGTCGCCGCTCAGATGCAACCCGGTGCGGGTGCGTTAGGGGGACGAATCCTATCCCTCTGCAACAACACCACGGAAATCGTATCCCTCATCATGAACCCAGACGCTACGTTATCGATTCGCGTGGTGAGTTCGAATACCGGCCTATCCACCATCGCCGTGAATGATCCGCTAGCATGGCATTACTATGAGATGGACGGACAGATTGGAGCTTCCGGCGGGAATGTAACCGCGACGGCTTCGATTATAGTAGACGGCAATAGCATCGGCCAGTTCTCAGGAACCTCCGGGTTGGGAACGGGTGGGCTGATCGACGGCTCCGCTACGGTCAACCAGGTCGGTGTAATCTCCGGCGCTGGTATGGGCTGGATGGATTACTACTGCCTGGATACGAATGGGACGGATATTAACGGTAATACAGGTAGTACAAACACGACATTCCTTGGTGATGTAGAGATTGATGCCTTATTTCCCGCAGCGGATGTCACTACTCAATGGGGTACGGTCGGTGGGGATGGAACACATGCTTATACATGTGTAAATGCTACGAATGCAACGGATGATACTGATTATGTTTATACATCCAGTATCGGACAGGCCGAAGGTTTCAACTACCAACCCATCACCGGTTTCAACGGTACCCTCCTCGCCGCTCAGTATCTCGTATGTTGTCGAAAGGATGCAGAGGGATCACGGGTGATTACCATTCCTGTACATGGCACTAACCTCTGTACATCCATCGCATTCCTCCAGGCCAATAACTACCTCTCCGATTTTTACACCTACTACATCTGTCCGCTCGACACTGACTTTGGTACAGCATGGACCACGAGTGTCTACAACGCGGAACAGTTTGGAATTAAGTTGCAAGGATGAGTATAATCTACTCCGACGATTTTTCATCGTACACACCCGGCCAAGATCCATTTGATGGTTGGACGGACCTCGGTCCGGGCAAGGGACAGATTGTAGCTTTTAATACCTACGGTACTGGTAACCTTTACGGCCAGACCGGACAGGGTTACAACATTGCGTCCGGTCCTATCCTCTACGGTGGACTTGGCACTACGGCGATGATTCCAAATGCTACTCAGGTAGCAGTAATTCTTGGTACTAATGATTTCCCGCCTGTGATGTCGATTGGAATTACTACGGATACTACTGACGGATTAATCATCGCCTCTCTCATCGTTCAGGATGATTACACACTCGGCCTTCAGGTAAATAGTCAGCCGTTCGTCAATACCCCAAAAGTATTCGCCAACAGCACCACTCAACTCTACTGGCCGAACGTTTGGCAAATGTACCAGGTTTCCTGGGGACTTTCATCGGTACCTGTCATAACTGGAACTGGTACAACTACTCATACTACCGAGTTCATCGCTGTTACAGCTTCGGTGTGGTTAGAGGGTACCCTCGTATTCAATAACGCCTTCGGTACTTCTGGGATCTCCATTGGTACCGGCTCTGATGTAGGCGCAGCCCAGATGAACGAATATTTCTTCGGGGTGAACGTTGGCGCGGAGGGACATGGATTCCTTTCGGAAATCTGGGCTACGGATTCTTTCCTATCTACGGCTACGTTTCCGTTCGCGGGAACCAATCCTGGTGGCTCAGCTCGAATGGAGAAGGGTATCGTAGAGTGGGCTGGTCGAGCTGGTCTTCAGGCGAATGCTCGAATGACCCAAGGCGTCGTGGAAATTCCCCGTCGTCCCGCTACCCGTAACGTCCGGATGACCCAGGGCGTAGTTGAGATTATTAAACGAGGAGGAGCTGCCCAAGGATGGGTGGTCTACGAAGTCTAATGCCTTTCGCGTACGCGTTTAAGAAAGCTGCCTTGGCGGGTAGTAAGTGGTCAACGTTTATTGCCGAAGCCACCCATGGCCCGTACTCTCACGTGGAGTGCTGGGTGCAGGGTCCTCAGAACCAGGCGGTATGTTATTCCTCCCGAGAGGGAACTGGCGTTGCTCGGGCCACTATTGATCTCACCGATCCTATGTGGGTAATCTGGCCGGTGCCTACTACCCCCGAACAGGACATGCAAATCTTATGGTTCTGCAAGGGGGCTGAAGGTAAGGCGTACGATTACCTCGACCTCCTCGTTGCAGCGGGTGGACGGGGTGTCCACAAACCCTGGGCACGTATCTGCTCGGAGTTCTGCACGGAGGTCGGGCAGAAGTGCCTCGGTATCCTAACCTCCGAGGACTGCTGGGCGGTTTCCCCTAACCGGATGGCTACCATCCTGAATAACGTACCGTCGTAAGTTGTTGAAACTGTGATAGAATAAGATGTACACTTTCCTACATGAAGGACCGTTAACCGTATGAAAATAATCGAAGGACGAGATATAGATCTCATATATCCGTTCCCCAAGCAAGAACTAAAACGAGTA